CCGCCGAATTATTAAACTGCGTGCCTAAAACCGATATAACTATACCTTATGGATGGTATGGCAAGGATGAGCCGTTAGACTTTATAAACTGCTCGATAGACGGATTACTTAAACCGCTAGATGACGGCCTTATTTATCCGGACGAAAATCCTACCGGCTCTAAACCTAAAATAAGACTACCTCAAGGGCAGGAAAAAATAAAAATGGATGGAGTAGGAATATGCGAGGCAAAAACGCATATGAGTTACGACATCTATACCGACCTGCCTCGATGGTTAGGACGAGACCAACTCCAGATGCAAATGAAATGCTACGGAGCTAAATGGGGAACAGTATCGGTCTTATTTAATGGCAACGAGTTAGTTATATATGTTTTTGAAATAGACGAGAACATCATTAACGAATACGAAACTGCCGGCAAAGACTTTTACCGCCGATTGAAGAATATCGATTACTATCCGGTGGCTGACCTAAAGGATGCGGTTAAAGTTTACGGAACGGCGGAAGAGGATTTACCGCCGGTCGATTTAGGCGGGAATAACCGAGAGGTAGCTCTAGAATTATATGAGGCTAAAAAACTAGACCGAGTTAATAAAGAGTTAATATCCGGCTTAGAGGCTGAGATGGTGGAGAAATTAGGACTCCACGAGATCGGTGTCCTATATGACGAAATAGGGCAGGAAATATTTAGGGTCGAGCGGAAGAATAGACATTATAAGGCATCCGCCGAGAAAGTCGTACCACCACGTCCGGCGAGGACGGAACGGCAGAAAACCTTAACATTTAAATCCGATTGGAGTTATTAAAATGAGGCAGTTTAGAAGTAAAAATCAAAAATTAGTATATGACTATTATCGGCAGTTTATTGAGGCTAATGAATACTGTCCCACTTTAGAGGAAATGGAAAGTGACGAGGGAATGCCCTTAACAACAAAAACGATAAGGGAACATCGTCAAACTTTAAAAGAGGATGGATATTTAGATTTTATAGCCGGAGCATCGAGAGGTGTAACTCTCCTATGACCGCACTAAGTCCGCAGTGTAACGCGTCCGCTACTATTACCGCACTAAAGGGTCTTTTCCCTTTAGGGCGGATTAGTGCGGTGCGGTGCGTACTTTAACCGGTCAATCCGCAGTAAATCCTCAGTAAATCCGCAGTAAATAGGGATAAAAGAATGGGACTATATAGTAGATATACAGATACAGAAGAAGAGGCACTAATCGACCATTTAAAACAAATAGCATCGATGATGGAGGCTAGATATGGAAAAGCAGATGAGTGCTTAAATGGAGTCGATAAACATTTAAAAGAAAAGTTTTTAAAACAAGAGGCTTTATTTAAAGAGGCTAAACGTAAAAAAGATGGCGGTGCTATCTTAAAACGAGGCAAGGCTCTAATAAGAGCGTGGAAAGTTGTCGACGCTGAATGCATTAGGAATAAAGTTAAAGTTATACCGCATAATGTTTGGACGACAAGGCATAGTCAAGTTAGTGATGTAACAGTTAAAGTTGTTGAGCGACTAAGTCAGTTACCGGATAAATGGGACGAAACAGAGGCGTGGATAACTCTAGACGGATTAGTCGAGTCTATACCACCTGCAGTTATTAAAATTAAATCAAGTTTTGCCGGCTCTATGTTGCACACCGAAAACTTTTATGACGACCCGATACCATTTTAACGAGGTAAAATGAGAGTACATAGATATAACAGAACAAGTAAATGCGTGGTGTGTGGAGCAGAATTTAAACATAATCATAAGCATTCTAAATACTGCTCAGTTAAATGTAATGAGATAAAAAGCCGACCAAGAATAAATAGGACTATTACATTAGCACCAATACCAGAACATTTAATCATCGAGGAGAAAACAGTACGATGGACATCAATAAAATAATTAAAAAAGAAATATTAGATGCGTCCGAATTAATATCAGATAGAGGCGAGGATTATGGTAATGCTATAAGCAACCATAAAGATATATGCGATCTTAATAATGTATTACTTAGAGATAAGTTACATACGGACTTAACTGAGATAGACGTAGTTATTAACATAATAGCTATTAAAATGGCTCGGCTTATGAAGTCACCTAACCATTTAGACTCGTGGCGCGATATAATAAACTATTGTGGTATTGCTATTGCTATTAATAAGCACCACGAAAAGCAGGACGATATCGTAAAGAATATAGCTCGGCAGGGATTTAATGGTGACTATAAGGAGCAGATGAATGGTAGCAACATTAAACCATAAACCTTATTTAAAAGGTTCTAAGCGCGGTGAATATAAAAAGCTATTAGGTGGGTTAAAAGAGGGCGAGTGGGTAGATATACCGGCTAATGATATTAATAGGGCGAGAGGGACTTTATATATGTTATATCCTAATCCTAACGAGCGTATTACTGCTAAGATTGATAAGGACACTTACCGGATATGGCGAGCACCTATAAAGGATTAATATCTGGACTTATTATTGCGTCTGAGGTAGGAATTAAGCACTAACGGACGGCATCGCGCTCGTGAGACGTAAATAATAATTAAAGGGCGCATAATACACATTATGTTACTTTTACCTTTATAAACCATTGATTTCATTACGCTTTTTATGGCATAATTTACCACACCTAAATGTAGTATTTATGCTACAAAATAGGGCGGAAAATGGCTAAAATCTGGCAGGATTCCGCAGAAATCCCCCCCATCCCCCATACATTTCGCACGTAAATGTACTAGTAAAAACGTATAGACGCGCCGACTCTTTTTTCCGTCAAGAAAATTTTTTTGCATAATTTTTTACGGCAAGTTATTTTAACCGGCATTATGGCAGGGCAACCTTTAAAACGGCAATTTTTAGCTGATTTAAAAAAATTAGGCGGTGTACAACATATCGCGGATCGTATATCGGACGGCGATACCTTTACGGCGATTGCGAAGGAATTTGGGTTAAGCCGTAATTTTATGACGACAGTATTATATAAAGAACCAGAGGCGAAGGCATTATTACAATCCGCTAAAAAGGAGCGATCTAATACTTTAGCCGAGCAGTGCCTCGATATAGTAGATAATGTAGACCCATCCCCAAATGAGATAAGTAAGGCGCGTGAGCAGGCATCTGTTCGTAAATGGCTTGCGTCTTGTGAGAATCCGGAAACGTATGGTCAGAAACAATCGGCGGTTACAATTAATGTAGGTGATTTGCATTTAGATGCTTTAAGGAATGCGAAGGCGGTCGGTAATGCCAAAATTATCGAAAACGAATAAATTAGAAGAATTTCTAAAGGTTAAGTATGACTCCATAATTATGCTCGGAGTTAGGGAAGGGGATATTACGATTATGTCGACTAAAGATGAAATATTTACCACCGCTATTTTGGACTGGGCGACTAATGAATGCTTGTTAGAGGCATTCCCAGAAATGAGGGAAGGTTATGTCCACTAATCCTTTTGAAGATTTTATGGAGAGGTATGGGGACGACCCTATATTATTTGTTAAAGAGGTTATAGGTGTAGAGCCGTTTGATTATCAAGCCGAGTTATTAAACGCGGTTAATAAAGGAACTCGCCGGTTAAGTGTCCGGAGCGGGCATGGAACTGGGAAATCAAGTTGCGCTAGTTGGTTAATGTTATGGTTCTTATTAACCAGATATCCGGTCAAGATAGTGACAACTGCGCCTTCAAGTACCCAATTATTTGACGCACTTTTTGCCGAATTGAAAGCGAACACCACCAAATTACCGGACACACTTCGATCACTGATTAACGTAAAGTCGGATCGGATCGAATTAGTCTCCGCACCGAGTGAGGCTTTTATATCGGCAAAAACCTCTCGTCCGGAACAACCAGAGGCACTAGCCGGTGTTCACGCATCCGGCGGTAATAGGGCATCTGTATTATTAGTCGTCGACGAGGCAAGCGGTGTCCACGAAAAAACCTTTGAGGCGAGTGCGGGTTCGATGAGCGGGCATAACTGTGTAACCTTATTATTATCCAACCCAACGAAAAATTCCGGTACATTTTACGAAACGCATATGAGTCCGACCTCAAGTTGGTGGCGACGTAAATGGTCTTGTATGGATAGTCCGTTAGTAACGGATGAATTTATCGAGGAAATGAAAGAGCGATATGGCTCTGAGAGTACGCAGTTTGCGGTTAGAGTTTTAGGTGAATTCCCTAAAGTCGATGATGATACGATTATACCTTATCATTTATGCGACTCTGCTCGTAATAGGGATGTCGAGGAAAGTCCGGTCGCCACAGTTGTCTGGGGATTAGATGTATCGCGATTTGGTAACGATTCATCTGCGTTATGTAAAAGGCGCGGGAATACTATTATAGAGGTACAGACTTGGAAGGGACTTGATTTAATGGAGTTATGCGGTCGTGTTAAAGCCGAATATGACGCTATTATGTCACCGACTGATTTACCGGAAACAATATTTATAGACTCGATAGGTTTAGGCTCTGGATGTGTGGATCGTTTAGCTGAGTTAGGATTACCGGCGGTCGGCATAAATGTTTCTGAGTCACCGGCCATGAAGTCTAATTATACTAATTTAAGAGCCGAGTTATGGTTTAAGTTAAAAGCATTTTTAGAAAACCGCGACTGTAAACTACCACGCGATGATAAGTTAATTAATGAGATGATTGCGGTCAAATATAGTTTTGCCTCAAATGGTAAGGCGAAAATAGAAAGCAAAGATGAGATGCGTAAACGAGGATTAAGTTCTCCGGATAGGGCGGATGCTCTTTGCTTAACAATGGCTCACGATAATGTGGTGGCTTTAAAAGGCGGTCATAGAAGTCGTTGGTCTAAACCACTTAAACGAAACTTGAGAGGAGTAGCATAATGCCAAGTGGAAAAGGAACTTATGGGACTAAAAAAGGACGTCCACCTAAAGGGAAAGGCGGTAAGAAGAAGTGAGCCTATTAAATCTATTTGGTGACGACGCTGATTTTTTTGGAGGGAAAACACCGGAGTCACGTGCAAGAGGTGCGGGTCAAATAGCTTATGAGTCTATTCCGTTAATTTCTGAGGCGGTCACCTATAGAGATATAAAAAACGAATTAAGTAAAAAAAATCCTAATTGGGGTGTTATCGCTATGTTAGGCGGTGCAGGATTATTAGGTTTAGTGCCTTTAATCGGAGATGCATTAGGCACTACTGCGAGAAAAGTTATTAAAAAAGGTAATAAGGTTGAATTAACTTTAGAGGAGCAAAACGCACAAAAAATAATCGACCTTTTGAAATCTGGCGAAAACGATAAAGTCACAGATTATTTAATGGCTAATGCTGATGAAAAGTATTTATTTGAAAACTATGATTTGCCTATGGATTTTGAATCCAGAATGAAAAGGGCAAAAGAAATGGGTTATGACGAAAATACCTATCATGGCACTTTGCATAATAGTTATAAAGCACCAGACAGTGATAAAATAAAAATTCCTTCAAGTGTATTAGATTTATTTACTTCTTCAAATCCGGATGTAGCGCAAACATACGGAGATGTTGTTTATCCTTTAATGACAAGTTCAAAAGATAAAACATGGACAATAGACGCGAAGGGTAAAAATTGGAATAAGTTGCACGTGGAGGATGACGTTATACCGGAAGGTCTGATGGATTTTTGGAAAGATGAAGGTGGTATATCTACTAATGAATTGGTGAGTTTTGTAAATGAGGGTGATAAATATGTTTGGAAAGATCATCTTGGAGTCCCAGAAGAAATAATTGATATGAATAAAGGATTCCAAAAAGTAAAGTTTGAAAATATTGTAGACAGAGGTTCTAATTTTCCTAAAAATTTAAAAAACAATAAAAAAATAAACAAACCACATAATGTGACTGTTAATTTAGCAAATAGAGACTCACGCCTTAGGTCAAAATTTGCTCGTTTTGACCCTAGATTAAAACATTTAAAACATATATCCGCAGGAATACCGATAGGACTTCTTCCATTTATAGATATGGAGAAACTATTAGAAGAAAAAGAGGTTAAAGATGATTGACCCTATTTCAGCTATTTCTGTAATAACCGCGAGTGCTAACGCAATATCGACATCTATAAAAGCCGGTAAAGATGTTGCGTCATTATCCACTCCATTATCGAGATACGCGAAGGCAGAGGCGGAGTTAAATTTTGGAGCTAATAGAAAAAAAAATTCTTTCCTCGCTAAGTTTACCGGTGCGGAGTCAACTGCGATAGATAGGTTTTTTAAACAAGAAGAGTTGAAACAAGCTCGCGATAAATTGAGAGAGACGTTTATGCTATTTGGGAAACATAGTCAGTGGCAAACTTTACAAAAGATGATCGCGGAAGAGCGTGCCTTACATCGTGAAGAGTTGCAACGCAAAGCCGAGTTTAGGGACACGCTCTACACTATTTTCGGAGTAGTATTTTTGGGGATATTTTTTATAGCCGGTTCATTAGGAATTATCTTTTTAGCAAAATATCTCAAGGAGCAACAAGCATGAGTTTTATATTAGATCAATGGCGCGTAATTCCGCGTCTTATGATGTTAGCAATTACAGTAATGTGCTTTTATGTCACTTGGTGGATGATAAATTTACCAGACCCATCGATTAATCAGACTTCATTCGCGTCGATTATATTTGGATGTTTTAGCGGTTGTTTTGCCGTATGGCTTGGAAAGGAGTCGAGTAAATGAATTATAAAGATAAAATAATGTATATTATTGTCTGCAGTTTTTTTGGACTTATGTTTTTTATAGTAGGGACTGAAATGTATGTTTCATTAATGGAAAACATTCAGCCAAGCACTGAAATGTGGACTTTATTAGGACAAACTCTTACCGGTATAATAGGCATAATAAGTGGATATCTTGTTGGAAAACATTCAAATGGTTGAGCAAATTTTTTCTTATATAGTCCTGCCGGTCGGTGGTTTCGTATGGCTAATCCATAGAAATCAAACAAAACACCAGACACAGATAACTGTATTAGAAAAAATGTTTGAAACCATTAATGCCCAACACGATAGAGAAATTAATGAAATTAAGGAAACAGTAAAGGCAATATTTAAAAAGTTAGACAGTATCGAGCAAGAACTTAGAAAATAAATTATGTCTAATAACAACTTTGAGCGAGGTAAACTTGGCGAGTTTATCTGCGCCACTCATTTACAAAGAATGGGTGAAAACACAGAAATAGTTAATTTATCAACTATTGATTTAATAGTACATAAAAATAGTCGCGTAATTAGGATACAAGTAAAGTCTAGTGAATATAAATTAAAAGATAACAGATCATTATTTAGAGGTTATCAGTTTTCAACTGTATATGGTGGGGATAAAAGACCACTAACAGAGAAAGAATGCGATGTATTAGGATTTGTTGCTACCGATCTAGGTAGAGTTATTTTTAAACCGGCTAAATCTTTCAATCAAATTACTAAAAGGTTTGCAAAAAAACATTTCTTGCAAAATAACGTGGAACAAGCATCTTGGAGGGAAACTATGGAGGCTATTCTATGAGTCTTTTAACATCCTTAATAGAGCCGGTTAGCAAAATATTAGATAAAGCTATACCGGACACAGATTTAAAAAGAAAATTAAGTCACGAAATAACCACTTTAGCTGAAAAATCAGCTTTAGAGGTAGCTAAAGGACAGATGCAGGCTAATGTTGAACAAGCTAAACATCCGAGCCTATTTGTAGCCGGTGCAAGACCCTCAATAATGTGGATTTGCGCTTTAGGACTATTAACTCAGTTTTTTTTAAT